TTAGTCCCCGATGGCCAGAAAAAATGGGGTCAGTCGTGCAAACTATGCCAAAGCAAACATCGTCAGATTGTGCAAAAGTGCCATAGTCGAGGTTAGTGCGGAAAAAGTGGTTAGAACCATTCAATTCTGCGTCAAAAACAGCTCCGTTTTGAAGCTGTAGGTGACCTCCGTTTATTGCGTCATCAACTGGCGCAGTAACCGTTGCTTTTGTCCAGTTGTTTTCCCAGTTTAACCACACACGAAAATTGCGGAATTGATGACTTCCAGTTGTGTTTATGTTTTGCTGAATGTGTATAAACGCGGTAGACTCTGTTCCTGTCAGCTCAATTTCGATGGCATTATGGCCGCTTAAAAATGTCCGTGTCGTGTCATTTGAAAGTTCTGTGCCGCCATTAACATTTTCTTGGAAATACAGACGAAAATCATCCGCATTGCCGCTGACGTTTGTGTAATTAAATTCAACACGCGCTTTTTCGCCGCTGGTTACGCTTCCGACTGGAATTCCAATAGTGCAAAAATCGCTGGTTTGGTTTTTTACCAGATCAAAATTTAAACCGTCAGCGCTAATGTCCGTCACGGTGTCAAAAGGGCTGCTAGTTGTTGTGCCTAAGGCGGTGTTGGCTCGGAACAAAAGTTCTGGTTGTTGCCATTCCCGTCCTACAAGCGGAATTCGGTTGCCGCTGTCGTTACTAGCGTTATTGCTGCACAACGCGCAGAATTTCAGATGCTGATAAAGGTTCGTTGAAGGTAAAGTTATACCATTTTTGACTGCCCAAGAATTTGGTTGGCCTTTTATGGAACGAACCATCCCATCAATATGGTAAAGCGCCGATGTTGGAAGCAAAGACGCCCGCAACCTATTAACGGCAAGCCAATATTTTTGCGCGTCAGAATCCCATCCGTTTCTCAAACTTTGCGTGACAGGAAAAGCCACCTGCTCGGAAAGCGGGCGGCGTAAAGGTTGGGCGGCGTAAATCATCGCCCTATGAAACTTTTGTAAGGGTCAAATCGAGGTCGGTACTACTTCCCGTTGAGCTGGAAACGTAACGAACTGACCCAGGACCAATAGAAAAGTTTAAAGTTGAAACTGTTGAATCGATGATGACGTCAGTGTCGGCAAATTGCTGTGTGTGGTTACCTTGTGCAGCGGTTGGCTTGTATTGAAGTTTAATTTGAGCACCGTCATAAGTGCCGCCACCGTGGAAAGTGTAAAATCCTCCGACGATTGCTGTTTCAGTGCCGTTTCCATCTGCGTTCACAGTCCGGCCAATGTTAATTGCGCGCGCCATTATTTTTCCTCATCAGTTTCTGGCAATTTAATTTCATGAATAGCCGTTGATCCGCGATTAAATCGCTTTCGTTTTGTTTCTGCCCGACTCGACATATAAAAAAGCTCTGCCAGTTCGTGACTGGTCTTGTCTTCGACCATGGCCTTGAATTTTCTGCGGAGCAACGCGCAGTCGCCTTGCTCCAACACTTTAAAATGAGCAGGCCGCCCCCGTACTGAAGACGAGGGTCGACCCAACAGAAATCCGATCGCTGCCATTTCTAAATATTCCCTTTTTTCTATAGATTAGGCTGATACAATTCGAACAATGCTCGAAGAATTACCTGCCGCACGTCCAAAAAGGCACTCAAGAACAGCTTCGCGGGTGCCGGTTGAGTCGGTGTAAAACTCACGATATCCAATCACAAACCCCGTAACAGGATCGACAACGCGGCGATAAATGCTACCAGGCTGTCCACCGTTTACTGGCTCAAGATAACGCATTGCCAGTGCAATTGCATCCCCGTATGCGGCCATTCCAGTCAAATTTTCAGAATTACCAGGAATAAAATTAACGTTAAACGTAGTAAAATCGTCAATAGCAACACCCGCGCCTTGAGTTCCCGCAACCAAGGCAGCGCTACCAAATTGATCCGCCGTGGTTACAGCGTCCTTGGTAAAAGCTCGATAGTAAGCAGGGGAAAGCAGAAGCGTGCGGCCTTCTTTTGGCATCTCTAAATTATCACAATCCTCAGCAAGGTCGACAATGTCGTCTCTGTCAAAAGCGCTCGAAGCAACTGTAATTTTGTTTGAGTAAGTTGCATTTACAACGAGCGCCAAAATATTTTGAATGACCCCTTTAGCTAGGCGCGTGCCCTTGAGGCGACCGAGGTTTTCCAGCGTAAACCAGTCCGATGAACTGTGCTGCGTGTCAGTGACGTGCCAACCGACGTATTGGTGCTGATCGAGCACAACGCCAACTTCATTTACAGTTGTGTCCTGCGTTGTGTAGGTGCCACTAAAACTTGCAGGCGCAGTTGGAACTGGAACTGAAGGAACGCGAATGGTGTCAAATTTTCGAGCGTTGTCCGCCGAAAAGTCTTTTGCAAAAGATGCAAAAGATGAAAGTTCAGTGCTAAACGCTTCAATTGCCTTTTCGGCAATAATTTCAGCTTTCAGGTCAGCGTCAATTGAATTGGCCATTGGTAAATCTTTCTGTGGTTTCTATAGAATAATTAGGCGCGAAATTTGTTGCGCCACTTGTTGAAATAAATCCTGCGCTCAACGCCTTTTGAGGCGGCATCAAGGGCTTTTAGGGTGAGCGCAAATTCGTCAGCGCTGGCTGGCTCTCGGCTTTCGTCTATTGAAAGCTGCGTGTTTTCGTCGGGAGGCGTGCCCCCGGCTTTGTCTTGGGCTTGATAAGCCTTAAGCAAGCGGGTATTAAATTCCGCTTCGCTGTCGTTGGCCTTCAGGCTTTCCAAGGCGATCTTTTGCCCGTCAATGGTGGGGTGCTCGGCACCCGCTGCGAGGCGGTTCGCGGCCATCGGGCCAATCCCGGCTTTCAACTCTTCGATTTCGCCCTTTTGGGCTTCGATTTCCGCTTCAAAAGCTTCGTTGACGGAGACAAGATCGGCGTTTGCCTTTTCCAGTTCGGCCACTTTCTTTTGGAGCTTCAAGACTTCTTTTTCTTGGTCCATTTTGTTCTTGGGTTCTTGTTTATCGTGGCCCCGAAAGAGGCCAGGATTGGCCGCGGGGGTGTCTACGAAATCAACGGAAAGGAGTTCGGCCACGCGCAGGGCGGGCATGGCATCAACCGCGCTTTCCGGGCGGTCCCGGCCATCGGCGGGAACTTCCGAGCCGTCAGCCAGCACCCACGTTGAAAGCGTCAAGGCGGCGATGCTAGCGCCAAAAGAGTCCGGCACCTTTTCGGCCATCTCGACCAAGTGCGCATACTCGGTCGGGTGCGCGTCGCGGTAGCTATTGAAAAAGGAAAAGTCAGCAAGCACGCTGTTGCCGTCTTCAGACAGCCGGAAGTTTTCAAAATACCCCAGCTCTTGCCCCATGCGATCTTCATAAGGCCCATAGCCGTGGGTCTGATAGCTCTTCACCCGCCTACCCTCGGCGGCGTCCAGTAAAGTTTGAAGGGAGCTGGCATCAACGGTAATTCCGTGGCCTTTGGCCTCGCCAGCCGTGATTACTTTAACCCCTTCAAAAGTCGTCGAGTCGTCATCGCCCGCGCGCTGCACGGCAAACCGGCTGCACACGGCAGCAAGTTGCAACTGATGACGCTTTGGGTCTTTTTTAGACATGCTCTCATCCTAAAGCATGCCTGTGACAAAGGTTTTTTAGTCCCTCTCTTGCTCGACCGGATCTGCAATAACTTCAACAATTTCTCGTACGCCAAAGCCAAAAACGTCCCTCAATTTGCGATCTTCAATTTGAAGAAAATCTAAATTGTCTTCAAAATTTTCACCTTGTTCTGCGGCAATTTTTGAGAGGGTAGTGCTTCCAGTTTTTAAACGGAGCAAATTGCCGCGCCCTTCTTTTTCCTGATCTACCCAAGCCCAACCGCGCGGTTGCCAACGGCGATCTGCTAAGCGAGCAAAACTTGTACTTCCCCCAAGGCGCGCAAATCCACCTCGATTTGAAATTAACTGCAACCGCAACCAATTTTGGAAAACTCGGTCAATTACGCACTCAACTAAGTCCATTTGTTCTGTCCGCCAGGTGTCGCAAGCGTCTAGTTTTAATTCGCGCGCGGTGCTGTAGTTAATATTTGCCGTATTTCCCGAAAGCAGGTGAAACGGGACAGAAAACGCTGTAGCCATGTCGCGAATAAGGTCGGCTACGTAATCGGCATGATTTGCAGTTGGGTAGCCAGCGTCCCAGGTTTGCAATTCCTTATCTCCGATGTAGGGAACTGATCCCGGTTCTACGTCTAAAAGCAGGTCGCCAAACTGCTCCGAAGCTTCTGCTGTGCCGTCTTCGTTTCCGTCGTTGTCTTCCGAGGCGATTTGGTTAATGCCAGGGTCTGACCATTCTTGATCTTTAATAAAAGCAACTTTGCTTGCCCCCAGCCTATAGCCTACTAAGACCGCTTCCACAACGCCGTCGAGCATGTGCATACGTTCCATTGCACTTGCAATCTCAGGAACCCCACGAAGTTGATTAACTCGCTCACATTTATAATAATGAATTACGCGGGAAGCAGGAACGCGGCGGTAACGTTCTTTATTCTTTGGCAAAATTTCTTCTCCTGTTTCGTCACGCAAAAAATACGCAATAGGGCGATAATTGTTATCAACTTGGACGCCTTGGAAAATTTGTTTCTCTGGAACGTTTAAATGCAGCGGACACATTTCGCTTTCCCAAACGCGTAACGCGTAATTAAAGGGATTTTTTGCGCCTCCAACTTCCTCCAAAAAGACTTCGCCATCTATGATGCGCCTTCGAGTGACTAAACCAAGCAATTGGCGGAAAGTAAAATGACCCGAAACGCAAGAATGATGACCCACACTCCAGGCTCGCCAGTCTGCTTCAATTAAGTTGCTTGCTTGAATGTCTAAGTTTTTGCCGGTAACCGATCGCCGGGCCTTAGATTGCAACTGTATTCCGCGCGGACCAATTACGTTTTGCATGTAAAGTTGCACAAAACGTCTGACTTGCGGGTTGTTTCGCTCAAGCTCCCGCGCCCGAGCGCGGATGTTTTCCACCTGGCGATCAATGGCCGTGCGAATGGTCGTGTCAGTTGTGTTCCAGTCATTGAAGAGTCGCCCTGTATCGCCTGCAATCCAACCGTTTTGACCTTGAGTTAATCGCATCGGCTGAATGCCGTTCCCGCGTTCATCTTTGCCGGTAAGGCGATTGACTACCCGAACGCCACGGTTGCGCTTTCGCACAATTTTTTTGATGGTCTTAGACATTAGGTTGCTCGACTGAATTTACCCTTGAGCACATTTCCTGTTTTTTGGCCGCGGCGGCGCCGATCCTTCTGCGTCTCGCGGTAGACTTGGCGCTTCCAATAAGTGATCGCGGTGTGCAGTTCCGCCACCGTCATGCGCTTGAGCGAGCGGTTAACCTCATTGGTGCCAATCGTCAGTTCGGAAGGCTTGCCCGATACCCGCGCGGCCAGCTCTGTCTCAGCCGCGGCAAGGTTCGTTTTGGCGGCGATCAAGTCATTGCTCGTCGCGGTTGCGTCAATAATCTCGATTGTACCTTCGTCAACAAGGTAAGTCTCTCCCGAGACCACCGCCTCAAGCTTCCATGCGTGCAAGCCCGAGGTAGACCAGGCGCCCGTTTGCGCGCCGGTGCGGGAAAAAGTCCAAGTGGTGCCGCTTCCGCTACCCGCGAAGGAAATATCCCCACCGGACGCCGAAAGCGTGTAAGTCATGCTGGTTGCCCCGGCATAGTCCCCGAGGACACGCTCCCAAGACACCGCCGCACCCTTCCGAATCGTTGCCGGTTCTGCCATGCCATTTAGGGTAAATCATGGCTGTGACAGGCGGTTTTTTGCTTATTTGAAGGAAATAGGCCTAATATACCGTGAAATTTACCAGTTTTTTGCCCATCCCCCTCGACCGCGGGAAGCACTCGAACGGCGAGCACTGCGGCGGGGGGCGGTCTTCTTTACCGCTTTGGCCGGCTTTTCTTCCGCTGGCCCCTTCACCCGATAGCGCACCGCCAGAGAGTCTAAATCCACGCCGTTGATGCGCAAAACCCCGAGGTTATAGGCGCGGCAGTCAAGTGGCTCGTTATATCCGCGGCGGTGCCACTCCCATCGGGTAAAGCCGCGATGCTTCACCGGCACCAGCTTTTCCCCCTCAGAAAGCCCCTTGAAATATTTCGCATCACAGTGAGCGCCAAAAGCCATGTATCCCGGCTTATCGGGGTCTTTCTCCTTCAACCGTTGCCAAATAATTTTCTTGAGCTTCGAAACGCCAAGCAGATACGGCATCACCTTGCCGCGCTCGGTGCGCTTTGGCTTGGCCGGTGCGCGCCAAATGTCGGCATTGGCATTATTGGCGCCCTTGATCGGGAGCC